AGCAAAGTCCAGAGCTGACCTGATTGCCCGTACTGAACTTGGACGTGCAACCGGAGCGCTGGATCAGGCGCGTGCGCTGTCAATTGGCTCGAATGGTTATATCTGGCGTACAGCCGAAGATGGCGACGTCCGGCATTCTCATCGGGAGATGGAAGGGAAGTTTGTCGAATGGGGACGACCCCCAACGCTTGACGGCATGACCGGTCACGCTGGCGAGCTCCCGAACTGCCGCTGTTATAAAGAAATCGTCTTCCCCAACCCTCATTCTTATCTCGCCTGAATCGCAGGTAAAACATGAAATATTTTTTCAATACCCGGCTGGGAGAAACCCGCTACCAGCTGGCTGACGGCTCGTTGCTGTGCAAAGACGTGCCGATAGGACGAACAGGTAAGCAGCTCTATGGTGCTGATGACCTGCCAAAACTGAAACCCGATAAGTTCGGTGAAATAGTCGTCACACGTTCTCCTGAGCAGGTATTCCATCCGGCCACGCTTGCCTCATTTGAAGGGATGAGCATCACGATCCTGCATCCTGAAGATGAAAACGGGAATGTGCGGCTGGTAAATCCCGAGAACTGGAAAGAGCTTGCTGTCGGGCATCTTCAGAATGTCCGGCGCGGGACGGGTGAGCAGTCTGATTTGATGCTGGCTGACCTTATCGTCAAAGACGAAAACGCCATTCAGCTTATCGAAGATGGCCTGCGTGAAGTGTCGTGCGGCTATGACGCAGAGTACGAGCAGACCGAGCCAGGTAAAGCCGAGCAGGTCGATATTACCGGAAACCATGTGGCTCTTGTCCCCAAAGGCAGAGCCGGAAATCGTTGTGCAATTGGAGACAGAGACACAATGGCAAATCAAAAGAAAAACTGGTGGAACCGCATGCGTGCAGCCATCAAGACAGGAGATGCCGACACCATGAACGAACTGGTGGAGTCGGCTCCCGCATCGGTTACAGGAGATGAGGGGGATTTGCCGCAGGGCGTTAATCTCAACATCAACCTGTCCCCGCAGCAACCACTACCGGACAAAGCACCAGAGATGGGTGGAGGTCCAACCGGCGACAGTGATGATGACCTCAAAACATTACTGAAAGCCCTGCTGGCTAAGCTGGAAGGAAATGCCACGGGCGATAATGATAATAAGCCTGACGATAATCCGACCGGTGACGGCGAGGACGATGAAGAGGAAACCACGATTACTGGTGACTCAGCCTGGCGTGCCGAAGTTATCGTTCCGGGTATCGATCTGAGCCGTAAGATGAAACCGACCGAGTTCAAACGCGAGGTTCTGGCTTCCGCAGATAAAACGCTGGTTCGCCAGATCGTCGGTGATGCGGATATCCGCAAATTGCCGAAACAATCGGTCGACATGGCGTTTAATGCCGTGTCTGAGATTGCCAAAGGGCGAAACACCCGCGCCACCACCAGCGATGCACAGCGCCTAAACATGGGCATGACCAGTATCGCTTCCCTGAACAAACAAAACGCTGAATTCTGGGCAAACCGTAAAGGGTAAAAAATGAATAATGTATTTCTGTACCGGATGCCTGTTGGCATTGCCGGGGCTGTCTCTCGCCCGCAGGACTTAACCGTCGAACCGGTGGTCCTTAAATCCGATAACGCCTTCGCTGCCTATGGCCTGGCTGGTAAATACGATGATGACGGTTTTTTCGTGCCGCTGGCAGATGGTGATACCGCAGACAAGGTGAAGGGGATCTACGTGCGCCCTTATCCGACCACGTCGCAGCCGGACATGGTTCGCCAGGTGGGAACAGGCAAGAACTTCCCGGGCGACGCCATGAAGCGTGGCTACGTGACTGTTAATCTCGGTTCTGATTTTGATGCCAGCACCATCAAAAAAGGCGACCCGGTATACGTTGTCGTCTCCACTGATGAATCCATCAAAGTGCCGCTGGGTGGATTCATGTCCACGTCAGTCAGTGGCAAAAATGTGGTGCTGACCAACGCTGAATTCACAGGTGCCGGTGATGCTGACGGCAATGCAGAAATTTCCTGGAAGATTTAAGGAACAGACGAATGATTACTTTTGATCAGGCAACCGTTGACAGCTCTGGTGCCTTTCTCATCGGGGAGCTGGAGCGACTCGACCAGACGCTGAACCTGCCACTGGTGGGGTACACCTGGACCCGCGATATTCAGTTGCGTGAAGATGTCTCTATCGCAGATGACATTTCCAGCTGGACGAATACCAGCTTCGCCGCTGCGGGTACTGGTGCAAATCCGAATGGCAAAAACTGGGTAGGCAAAGACTCAACCGCTATTGCTGGCGTGAACGTGGATACCGGCAAATCCGGTAACCCGCTGAACCTGTGGGGGATGGAACTTGGCTGGACGGTCATAGAATTGCAGGCTGCTCAGCAGGTCGGCCGCCCGATTGATACGCAGAAGTATGACGGTATGCAACTGAAATGGCAGATGGATAACGATGAACAGGTATATGTTGGCGATTCCGCATTAAACCTGAAAGGCCTTGTTACCCTGGACGGCGTGCCTGTCAACAACGCTGCCAAAACGTGGGCAACTTCAACACCGGACGAAATCCGCGCAAGCATTAACCAGGTGCTGTCTGATGCGTGGGCCGCTTCCGGTTACTCTGTGGTTCCGCGTGATTTGCTGATCCCGCCTGAGCAGTTTGCTCTGTTGTCCAGCATCATCGTTTCATCTGCGGGTAACCAGTCCCTGTTGACGTATCTTCAGACCAACACCATCAGCTATCACCAGAACGGTGTTCCGCTGAATATCCGCGCGGTTAAATGGCTGAAAGGCCGTGGTGTGGGGAAAAAGGATCGCATGGTTGCGTACACCAACGATAAAAAATACGTCCGCTACCCGCTGGTTCCGCTTCAGAGCGTGCCGGTGCAGTATCGCGGTCTGTATCAGATCGTCACTTACTACGGCAAGCTGGGTGCGGTTGAGCCAGTGTATAAAGAAACTCTGTCCTATGTGGACGGTATCTGATAACCAGAATGGCCCCGAAAGGGGCCTGAAGGAAACTGAAATGGCGAAAGAAAAGCTGGTTACCATCCATGTTCACACCCCGTTTACGCTGACGCTCGGCGATCAGTCAAAACAGGAGTTTGGCCGGGGACGACATAACGTACCGGAAGAAGTCGCGTCGCACTGGTTCACCCAGGCGCACTCTGAGCTTTCCGAAAGCGTGATTAGCGACACCGATGATCTGCAACCCATTATCGACGGCCTGCAAGCGCAGATTGCCGACAAAGATAAGCTGATTGCCGATCTGAAAGATGCATTGCTCAAACTGCAGGAGCAGAACGACAGCCTGCAGGCGCAAATTACTGCCGCCCGGGCTGGCGGTAATGGGGCTAAAGATGTCAAAGAATCAAAGTCTGCCAGCGGTAAGTGATTTTCGACGCGACTTCCCGCAGTTTGCTGACCCGGCAAAATATCCCGACGCCCAAATCGGGTTCCGTCTGAATCTGGCCGATGAACTGCTGACCGAAAACGTCACCGGCAAAAAGTTGTTTCCGTACTTTGCCGGGTTGTTCGTTGCGCACTACATGACGCTCTGGGCGGCAGACAGCAGAGCGATGCTGGCTGGTGGTCCGGGCGGTTCAACCAATGGTGTTCAGTCCTCAAAGTCCGTTGACAAGGTAAGCGTCAGCTATGACACCAGCGCGACGCTGAATCCTGATGCAGGTTTCTGGAATAACACCCGATATGGCGCTGAATTTTATCAGTTGATCACGATGTTCGGTGCAGGCGGTCGCCAGCTATGAGTTTCAAAAGCGGTGTAACAACGAGGGTGGATAACGCTAAGGCCATTCTGGATGCGCTCAGGTCGTTAACCAAAAAAGATGTGCTGGTCGGCATCCCTTCGGAAGACAGCGGGCGGGATGATGTTCCGTTTGGTAATGCGGGCATCGGTTACCTCAACGAATACGGCTCACCAGAGCAGAACATCCCGCCACGACCTCACCTGGTCCCCGGCGTTAAATCGGCAGAAGAGCAGACGGTGCCGCAGCTCAAAGCCGCGGCGCAGGCTGCTCTTGATGGTAATGCTGCGGGAGCAGAAAGCGCACTCAACCGTGCCGGAACGCTGGCCGCTAATGGCGTCAGGCGTTACATGACCATTACCGGCTTTACGCCGCTTGCTGACAGTACTGTTGAAGCCCGGGCTCGTCGGGGGCGCAAGGGGGCAACACTGGAACTTGCCCGGCGTGCTGCTGGCGAATCTCCGGGAACCGATCTGGCGAAACCATTAATTGACACCGGGCAATATCGCAGAGCCATTACCCATGTTGTGAGGGATAAAGATGCCGACTCTTGATGTAACAGATGTGCTTTTTGACCCCGATTTTTGCGACTTCAATTTGTGGGTAACACGCCGAGTGCAAACGGTGGATGAGGACGGGATCGGCAGCGACAGTGAAGTTAAAAAGCAGTTTGCCGGAGTCGTAACTGTTGATCGCTCTCTGGAAAACCGCCGTATGCAGGCAGGGCAGGTAATCAGTGGTGCAATTCTGATTGTGACGACTGAGCGACTGACGCAGGGACAGACTGGCCGTGATGCCGATATCGTGACGTATCAGGGCCGTGATTATCGTGTGACCTTCGTCGACCCGTATACAGCTTATGGGGCCGGATTCGTTCAGGCGCATTGTGAGTTGCTGCCGTTTGATGGGGGAATTCCGGTTGAGCAATAACACCAGCACAGAGCGCGGATGGCTGATACCAACCAGTGGCGATCCGGATTATGACGAAGCGCTCGACAGGCTGTTAAGCCAGTGGATGCGTAACGTTTCCGGTCTGTCTGCCGGGATGGTTCGTCCGCGCTGGCAGAAAGAGCAACCGCCACTGCTACCGGCTGAAACGAACTGGTGTGCGTTTGGGGTTATCGGATGGTCAGGTGATGACAGTCCGGCATTCACCAGACAGACCGATGATGGCTCTCAGCTCTGGCGGCATGAAACGATTGAGTGTATGGCTTCGTTTTATGGTCCGGCGGGGATGGTGTATGCGTCCCGGTTTCGTGACGGTATATCTGTATCGCAGAACAATGCAGCACTGAATGCGCTGGGGCTGTCTCTTGGCGATTACACAGGTCTGACTCCCTTCCCTGAACTTATTAATCAGCAATGGGTCCGCCGCTACGATATGACGGTGCGTCTGCGCCGGAAGGTTGTGCGTGAGTACGGTATTAAATCGCTGGTGGAAGCACCAGTCATCTTTTTCGGAGATTAAGCTATGGCACAGGGCTTGCCTGTATCAAACGTTGTTAATGTTGATGTGATCATGTCGCCGCGTGCAGCATCAGGGCGAAATTTTGGTGCATTACTCATTCTCGGCCCGTCCACAATCATTCCGGTAAGTGAGCGCATTCGCCGTTATTCTGCCGCGGAAGATATTGGAAAAGATTTTGGCGTGGAATCATCAGAATATAAGGCTGCGCAGGTGTTTTTCTCTCAATCACCGAAACCTCAGGAGGTTTTTGTTGGTCGTTGGGTGAAAACGAAGGGAGACAGCGAACAGGCCACGCCTGAGACGCTGGAGCAGGCTGTGAATGCCATGCTCGATTATACTTCATGGTATGGGCTGGGGATTGCAGACGATGAAGATATTCCGGATGCAGACTGGCTGAAAGTGGCTGCGGCGATCGAATCCTCTTCTGTAAGCCGTATTCTGGCGATTACGACAAGCGATGAGAAATGCCTGCAGACTGCATCCAGCGATGATTTGGCATCAAAACTGAAAACCGCCGGATATTCACGCAGTTTTATTCAGTATTCATCGGGTAATAAATACGCTGCGTTATCTGCATTTGGCCGGGCATTCACGGTTAATTTCAATGGCAGTAATACCGCGATTACGCTCAAGTTTAAGCAGGAGCCGGGTGTCGGGTATGAAACACTGACAGTCAGCCAGGCATCGGCACTTGATGCAAAAAACTGCAATGTGTTCGTGTACTACCAGAATGATACGGCTATCCTCCAGCAGGGAGTGATGGCTAACGGCGATTTCTTTGATGAACGCCACGGCCTGGACTGGTTACAGAATTATGTGCAGACCAGCCTCTATAACCTGCTTTATACCAGCACCACGAAAGTTCCCCAGACTGAAGCCGGTATTACCCGACTGTTATCAAATGTTGAAAAATCACTGGATCAGGCCGTTCAGAATGGACTGATTGCTCCGGGCGTATGGAACGGGGGCGACCTTGGCCAGTTGTCATCAGGTGACACGCTGCCCAAAGGTTATTACGTATACGCCCAGCCGCTGGATGAACAGGCACAATCAGAACGTGAAGCCCGTAAGGCTCCGGTGATTCAGGCTGCAATAAAACTTGCAGGCGCGGTTCATTACGCTGACGTACAGATTAACGTTGTTCGCTAAGGGGAAGTGAATGTCTACCTATTCTTTTATGGATGTCACTGCGACGCTGACCGGGCCGACCGGTTCGATTGACCTCGGGTACGGTTCGGCAAGTTCTGAGGAGGGGATTGTGGTTGCGATGGGCGGTCCTAAAAACACCATGACCATCGGTGCTGATGGCGAAGTGATGCACAGCCTCCATGCAGATAAAAGCGGGACGATTACCGTTAACCTTCTGAAGACATCACCGACAAATAAAAAATTGTCGCTGGCGTATAACGCACAGAGCCAGTCTTCTGCCACATGGGGGAATAACGTTATCGTGATCCGCAACAAGGTCAGCGGCGACATCATCACGGCACGCAGTGTTGCGTTCCAGAAACAACCGGATAACGCCAACGCTAAAACCGGTAATACGATGCCGTGGGTGTTTGACTGCGGCAAGATTGACCAGGTTCTCGGGGAGTTTTAATACATGGAATTCGAAATTAAAGGCGTGAAATATCGCACGGCAAAACTCAGCGTTTTTGACCAGCTGAAAGTGACCCGCAAACTTCTGCCGGTGCTGGCAGGAATGATGTCAGATTTCGGGAGTATTCGCTCCCGTTTGCCTGCTGACGGCAAAATCGACACCGTGAAATTCGAACAGTTAAAACCAGTGTTTGAAACCATGCTCCCGCGTATCGCTGAGGAACTGTCTTCCCTGACCGAAGATGACACCGATGCGATTATTCATCCCTGTCTTGCGGTGGTATCGCGGCGTCATATGGACGGATGGGTGCCGGTATTTACCCAGGGTGAACTGATGTTTGATGATATTGACCTGCTGGTCATGCTGCAACTGGTGGCGCGGGTGGTCGCCGATTCGCTGGGAAATTTTTTGCCTACACCCCTTACCAGCACGACGCAGAGCCTGCAACAGGGCTGACGTTTAACAGCCTGCCGGACGGGCTGTCCTACCTTCTCAATCCGGTTGACGCCGGGTTAATTCCTTATACAGCACTTAAAGATGGCTCTGTCGATTTGTATGACATTGCTCTCTTGAATGACCATCTGGCGGTAAAAGCGGATAACCAGCGACGCATTGAGAAATGGAGAGAGGATAATGAACGCTGAAACTATTAAAGATTTCCTCGTCTCGCTTGGCTTCAGTGTGGATGATGCAGGAGCGAAAAAGTTCGGTTCTGTCCTCGCCGGTACAACTGCAAATGTCATCAAAATGGGGCTGGCTGTTGAAGGAGCTGCGCTGTCCGTGGTGGCCTTCACGGCTAAGATCGCCTCCGGCCTGGATAATCTTTACTGGGCGTCACAGCGCACCGGCGCGACAGTCCAGGGAATTCAGTCTATTGGCTATGCGGTTTCGCAGGTTGGCGGCAGCGTGGACGCTGCGCGATCTTCTCTGGAAAGCCTCTCCCGGTTTATTCGTAACAATCCCGGTGCAGAAGGCTTTCTGAATCGCCTGGGCGTACAGACCCGTGATGCCAGCGGTAACATGCGTGACATGGCCGCTATTTTTACGGGCGTTGGACAGAAACTCAGCAGCATGCCGTATTACCGGGCTAACCAGTATGCGCAGATGCTGGGCATTGACGAAAATACCCTTATGGCGATGCGCCGGGGTGTGGGTGGCTTCTCCGGGCAGTACAGCGCAATGGCGAAAGCTATCGGCTTCAATGCTGACGAGGCGGCCAGAAGCTCCAACAAATTTATGACCTCCCTGCGTGAGTTTGGCGCGATGGCAGGCATGGCCCGTGACAAAATCGGCTCTAATCTTGCGGGGGGGCTTGCGGGTTCGCTGGACACCCTGCGCCGCCATATCCTGGACAACTTCCCTCGTATCGAGCAGACCCTGACGAAAGCCATAAAAGGCATTCTGGCGCTCGGGGATATTATTGGGCGGCTGTTCTTCAGACTGATTGAGGGGACATCAGGCCTTATCACCTGGTGGCAATCGCTGGATAAGCAAACGCGGGAGTTGATCTCGCTGTTTGGCGCACTGACGATTGCGCTGCGCATTCTGAACAGTACGTTCTGGATGTCGCCGATTGGCCTCATTACCGCGCTGGCGGCGGGTATTGCCCTCCTGTGGGAGGACTATCAGACCTGGAAGGAAGGCGGCGACAGCCTGATTGACTGGGGCAAGTGGAAACCGGAGGTCGATGCCGCGCTGAAGATGGTTCGTGACCTTAAAACGACCGTTAACGACCTGGTGAAAGCGCTGGCGAAACTGCTCAATATTGACCCCAAATCATGGTCCCTGAAGTGGGATTTCAGCAACTTCATCGACCAGATGGGCGAATTCAGCAAAATGCTGAACATGATCGCTGACCTGCTCAACGCTATCAAAGATGGCCGCTGGGCTGATGCCGTCAGCATCGGCAAACAGATACTTAATCAGGGCAGCGAAAATCCGTCAGCGATGCCGATGGTTACAGACAGCGCTAACAGTACTGCCGACTGGATTAAAGAGCACTGGGGATTCGATCCCCGCAGTGTGGGCCGGACGGTACGCGGCTGGTTTGGTGATGATGAGCCGGAACAACATGCACAGGCTACGAAACGAGGAGAACGGAATAACAATCCGGGAAACCTTAATTTTGCTGGTCAGGCAGGGGCTTCTCTTGAACGCCCGGGCGGGCGATTTGCCAGATTTGAAACTGCCTTTGATGGATTACGGGCTCTTGCTCGTCAGTTAATGCTGTACGCCGGACGGGGAATAAACAGTGTGGAGAAAATTATCTCTACCTGGGCACCTGCGTCTGATAATAACAACACAACTGCGTATATCAGGGCTGTATCGCAACGACTGGGAGTGGATCCCCGGGCTGCCCTGAATATGAGCGATCCGCAAACCATGTCAGCATTGATGAGCAGCATTATCCAGCATGAGAATGGAAGAAATATCTATTCTCGGGAGCTGATTAATAAGGCTGCCGTGGCGGGAATTAGTGGCAAAGTGACAGAGGTTAACCAGCAAAATACCTACCACATTTACGGTGGCGGAGATCCGCACGCTGTCGGTAATGAGGTTGCACGTCGGCAACAGTCTGCAAATGCTCAGGTCATGCGAAGTAATCAGGTGAGGGTGGGTTAGTGGATATTCTCTCTACACTTTTTCATCAGCAGAGCAGAAAAATAGGAATGATTGTTCCCAGTGTTGTTATTTCAGAGAAGCATACAGATATGCTTGAAATAACCGAGCATCCGGTAGAGGTCGGGGCCGCTGTCGCTGATCATGCCTATAAAAAACCGTCAGAAGTGGTGATGGAGGTTGGTTTCGCCGGTGGCGGCGCATTGCTGGATTTTGCCAGTAACCTGACGGCTACCAGCCTGCTCGGCCTGAGTCCTCAGCAGACGTATCAGGAGCTACTGGATCTGCAGGAAAGCCGTATCCCCTTCGATGTGGTAACCGGTAAACGGCTGTACAGCAACATGTTGATCCGGGCGCTGGAAGTGACGACGGACAAGACAAGCGAAAACGTCCTGTCCGCCGTCCTCACCCTGAGGGAGGTCATTATCTCCCGGACACAGCAGATTACCGTCGCGGATAAAACCAACATGAAGGAAGGGGCCAGCACGTCGGCGGTACAGAACAGCGGCAACAAAACCACAAAACCTCCAGATACTTCACTGCTGAAAAGCATCACGGGTAACGTGGCGTCATTACTGGGGGGCGGCTAATGACAATTCAGGAAATTCCGCTGACAGCGGACAACCAGCAGTTCAGCATCGTCCTGGGTGGTGTCACCTGGCGGATTAGCATCATATGGCGCGATCTGTACTGGATTATGGACCTGCAGAACGACAGAGGGGAGCCGGTAATCTCCGGTATTCCTCTCGTCACTGGTGCTGACCTGCTGGCGCAGTACGCCTGTATGGGGCTTGGTTTTAAGCTGGTGGTGGTCTGTGATGACAACACACAGGATTACCCCACAAAAACTGACCTGGGCGGTCGCAGCCATTTACTGGTATCAACGGAGTAAGCATGTCACAGAACTGGATGAGACATTTCGAGCTGCAGCTTGTGGACGGGAACGGTCAGGGAATTGAGCTAAGTGATTTTAAAGTCACCTTTACGATCGACTGGTTCAACATCAGCAGCGCGTCCCGGGTAGGGACTATCAAAATTTATAACCTCTCGGCAGATACTGTGAACCGAATCACCGGGCAGGAGTTTTCGAAAGTGCGTCTGATTGCGGGTTACGACGGTATCGCGCCGGAGGTGTCGGCAAGCGATGTCGGGACCGTGCGGGAGGTTGATGCGGCGGACGTGGGCCAGAGTGATGGCCGCAACTACGGACTGATTTTCAGCGGTGAAATTCGCTACTCGGTCACAGGAAAAGACAGCCCGGTTGATTCCTACGTCCTGATTCAGGCAGCCGATACAGATCTGGCTTTTGCCACCAGTATAACCTCACAGACGCTGGCTGCCGGTTACACGGTCGCTGATGTGAACCGTGCGCTGATGAAAGACTTCGAAGCCAAAGGTGCGACCGAAGGCCTGACGCCTGAAATGCCTGCTACTGTATTCCCCCGGGGGCGGGTACTCTTTGGCATGACGCGGCATCTTATGGATAACGTAGCCGGGCAATGTGGCGCAACATGGCAATTCGTGGATGGTCAGCGCCAGATGGTGGTGAATAATGAATATGTTCACGAAGCGATTGTGCTCAACAGCGCTACCGGGCTTATTGGCATGCCGCAGCAGACCATCGGCAACGGCGTAAACGTCCGCGCGCTTATTAATCCGAACATCCGGGTTAATGGGCTCATTCAACTGGATCAGGCTTCCGTATATCGCACCGCGTTGTCGAACAACGATATCGCTATGGCTGGTGGGCAGATCACCGACCAGAACACGGACGGAAATATTACGCTAAGCGGCACCATATCGCAGCCTGCCAGCATCGCAACGGATGGCGTTTATATTGTGCGCGGGATTATGTACACTGGCGACACAAGGGGCCAGGCGTGGTACATGGATATGATGTGCGAAGCGCGCGGTGCGGCGGATCTTCGTTCGGCGTCGTCTTTACAGCGTGAGGTAGGATAGTGAAAAAGTGGATTGTTATTGGACTCTGTTTCCTTCCGGGGTTCGCATTTGCTGCGAATCCTGGCGGTGTCACGCTTCAGTGTGGTGGCTACAAATTAGAGTTGATTCCTGATTCATTGTTCAGGATTAATGGTGAGACAGTTACCTCCCAGAAAATCAAAACGCTCGGCAACGGTAATGGAATGAAGGCGGATATGGGGCTTATGCCTGCCAAAGACGGTAACAACTACGGCTTTGAATACATTCGTCGCCCTGGTACCGAAACGCGATTCCTGAATGTCCAGCTTCTGCAGAACAGCATGGATGCGCCGAAAATCATCGGATCTTTCCCTTGTAAAAAAGTGGCTGGGTGAAGGTAACCTGAAATTCGTAACGCCTGAAAAACAACAAAATGTGCTCTAAAAACTGTTGTTTTTTGAGACGAGCGATTACACTGCACTGACTTTTTGATGGTGGATTGTCATCGATATGCTACTTCATTAAAGCCAGGAATAACTAAAACATGAGTTTAGCGCAGCCAAAATCAGGAGAACTGTTAGATCTTCTGACTCCTTCATTAACTAAGGGTGAAAACCTTCTGAGTGAGTTTGAAATCCATCGAATCATTCGTGAAGCGAAGAAACTACCTGAACGTTATCAGGGGTTATCAATTGAAGGCTTAGCTAAGCTTGTTCTTGGTGAAATAGATGAAGGATGTTCACTCTGTGAGCGGGGGTTGAGAATAGCGCCTAACGATCCAGTTTCTTTTTGTAACTATACGATTGCGCTGCGTAACTTAGGTTTGCATGCTCGCCAGTATGTGATGATTCAGAAAGCATCTGATTCACTTAATCCAACGATATTGGCTGAGGTTGCTACAATTTCTGCATACTGGGTTGATATCGATTTGCTTGAAAAGGTGATGCCGATGCTAACTGCAATGGAAGTACCGCGCCCTGAAGATATGGGCAAATGGTATGACACGCTCAATTATCTGCATACCCAAAAAGATCATGCTCAGGAGCTAAAAACTATTGGGCGGCTCATGATGAACGTTGCAGAAAAGTACCGCGCTCGTCTTGCTGGCGCTCATGCTTTTTATGTAATGTCAGAACTTGATACGCTGTTCGTTGAAGTCAAAACAGACGATCCAGTGCTTCTTTCGCAGATGAATAATGCCTTGGCTGATGAGATTATTATTGCGGGGCTTGCGGATTCAGAATGCGTCGGATGCTTTGAAGCCGGGGAACTCTAATGTCGGTTGAGCATACCTGTTTTCTTGAATTGGCTAAGCATTCCCTGGCTCTAAACGGTGAGATGTGGACGAGAAATGCTATTAGCCGAGCATACTATGGTATGTACCATTCCGCCTTACGGATCACCAACAATCTGGTACCGACCGCTACACAAGATGGTGAAAAACTAAAAGGTGGAGTTCACATGCGAGTCTATACGGCCTTTTGTAGTGGTGAGGCAGCTGCACTTAACGATGTTGATGTTAACGCAGTAAAGAAAATCGGCGTTAAACTGAAAATGACGCATGCCCAACGTGTTAATTCTGATTACAAGCTTGAGCGGAAAATCAACCGGATTACCGCGAGAAGTGTAATTCTGGATGCGGAAGAGGTCGATGCAATCGTTAATCAATTACTGAAGATTGGTGATGACTCGTTAACTGCATAAGCTGAAATTTCTCAAAATTCAAACCCGCCACTTGGCGGGTTTTTTGCTTTCTGGAGCCTACTAAATGGCAGTATCTGACCAGACCCGCAGCGGCGACCTTGCCGAAACATTTAAATCTGAACGGGAAACAACAAAGAACCAGATCCGTGTCGCCTTGCCTGGCATTGTTCAGTCATTGGCTCCTGATGCGGTGACGGCGGTTGTACAGCCTGCTATCCGTTACGTTGAAATTGATAACGACGGCAACCGCATTACCAAAAATTACCCATTGCTGGTGGATGTGCCAGTGGTATTCCCGCGTGGCGGAGGCTGTACGCTAACGTTTCCAGTTAAAGCCGGTGATGAATGTTTGGTGATTTTTGCCGATCGTTGTATTGATTTCTGGTGGCAGAGTGGCGGGATACAGGAGCCGGTCGATGACAGAATGCATGATTTATCGGATGCGTTTTGTATTGTCGGTCCCCAGTCGCAGGCAAGGAAGATTAGCGGTATTAATACCAGTGCCACACAGTTGCGTAGTGATGACGGCAGCACCTATTTTGAGCTTAATCCTGATACCAGGAAAATTAAAATTGTCGCTCCGGGGGGCCTTGATGTGGTTGCCCCTCTGGCTGATTTTTCTGAGAAAGTAACCATTCATGGCCTGTTAACCTGGATGGGAGGCATGGTGGGGTCTGTTGTTTCTGGTGTGGCTTCAAAAATTACTGGTGCTGTTGAGTTTTTGGGTAGCGTGAAGGCTAACGGCAAGCCAATCGATGATACGCACACTCATGGTGGTGTTCAGCGCGGTGGAAGCAATACCGACGGAGTAAACTGATGCGATACAGACGTGAAGACGCCGATGGCGATTACACCTTTGGCAGCGGTGATGACACCTGGCTGATTAACTCACCGGAGGCCGTGGCGCAGGCGGTAAAAACGCGATTCGAATTGTGGTATGGGCAATGGTTTCTCGACACCACCGAGGGGACTCCGTGGATCCAGTCCGTACTCGGTAAGCAGAAGCCGGAAACCTACAACCTGGCGATCCGTAAGCGCATCCTCGAAACGCAGGGCGTTAAATCAATCCTCTCTTTCAATACGACGGTGGATACCACGACCCGACGTGTCATGTTTTCCGCTGAAATCGACACTCTTTATGGAATAACGACTGTTACATCGGAGGCGTAATGGCTCTGAACCTTGATTCTCTCGGTTTATCTGCAAAGGTAACCGCGGAGGGGATCAGTGCGCCTGATTATCAGACGATACTCAGCACCCTGATTAGCTATTTTCAGCAGATTTATGGCAGTGATGCCTACCTCGAACCGGACAGCAAAGACGGCCAGATGGTGGCTCTGATGGCGCTGGCGATTCATGATGCCAATAATATGGCGATAACTGTCTACAACTGTTTTTCACCGGCAACCGGCTATGGGGCTGCACTGACCAGTAACGTGAAAATAAATGGTATTTCACGTAAAGGCGCGACGAACTCTACGGTTGATTTGCTTCTTACAGGAACTGCCGGAACAACCATCATTAATGGCAGCGTGAAAGACAGTAATAATGTGATATGGCGTTTGCCTGCTTCAGTGGTGGTCGGCGTGGATGGTACAGTGATGGTGACCGCAACATGTTCCGTCAGTGGTGCAGTGGCGGCGCTGGCTGGAACTATCACTGAAACTAATACGCCAACCCGTGGCTGGGTTTCGGTAACCAATCCTGCTGCGGCTACTGTGGGCACTCCGGCAGAAACTGATGCGGAGTTACGTATCCGACAGTCGCAAAGTGTTGCGTTGCCATCCATCACACCATTTGAAGGCGTGGACGGGGCGATCGCTAATATTGCTGGTGTGACGCGCCACAAGCTCTATGAAAATGATACAGGAAAGACTGACGGTAACGGGCTTCCTCCGCATTCCATCTCGGCCATTGTTGATGGTGGCGATGTAACCGAAATAGCGAGGACCATCCGGGGAAATAAAGGGCAGGGGGTCCGGACCTGGGGAAAAACATCCGTAACCGTACCGGATAAATATGGTAATCCTCACATAATCAGTTTTTCGCGACCAACTGATGTCCCTGTTTACGGAAAAATCACCTTAAAAGTTTTTGCCGGGTACACCTCTCAGATAGGTGTGCAGATTCAGCAGGCTGTTGCGGATTACATTAACAGACTGATGATTGGTGACCAGGTACTGCTGAGCCGGATTTATTCTCCTGCTAACCTTGGGGTCGTCAGTGGTGGTAATGCGCGCTATTACGATATTCAGGAGTTGCTGATCGGCAAATCTCCTGAAACCGTTGATGCGGCGAATATTAATATTACTTACGACGAATCTGCCTCCTGTAAGCCGGAAAATATCATTATTACGGTGGCAGCATGAGCAAATATACGGACTTAATTACTAACTATCATGCGACAAAACCTAAATTCGTTGAACACATCGATTTAGTGACCAGGCCGTTAGCTGAAACCTCAGCCGCAATAAATGGGCTAATAAGCGCTTTTGATATTGATTATGCGACAGGAATACAACTCGATATTCTCGGCCAGTGGATAGGGTTAAGCCGTGTTGTAAGCCAGCCAATAAGCGGTGTCTATTTCAGTTGGGACACTGACGGACTTGGATATGACCAGGGCGTCTGGCAGGGGCCATATGATCCGGATTCGGGTTATACCTCGCTGAGCGATGAAACCTATCGCATCGTTCTAAAAACGAAGATAGCAATTAACAACTGGGACGGAAGAAACGACTCCCTGCCTCCCATTCTTGACGCCGCACTGGACGGGTCCGGTCTGAAGATGCAGATCGTCGATAACCAGGATATGACCATAGGTATCTGGGTTTTTCCTGAAACAGATATTTCATCGGTCTCTCTCGAACTTATTGCTGCGATACGACAAGGGTATCTGACGGTAAAGGCCGCTGGTGTATGGGGCGGAAGTATTGAAATACCTTCGGTGGAAACGCCTTCTGAAGGAAACAGGTTTTTTGGGTTTGATATGGATAACGAATATATCAGCGGGTTTGATGCCGGTTCATGGGGGACATTACTCTGATGGCTAAAAATGATTTTAAACCGTTTGCGACGGGTAAGGGTGCTAATGTTACATCACAGCCTGACTGGGAAGCGCTGCCGGCGCTCCTGTCTGGTTTTACTGCGGGCAAGGCATCAAGTGCACAGGTAAATAAAGCGCTGCGTCAGGCGAGCTTCATCGCTGCAGCACTGGCACAGTACACAGCCAGTAAGAGCGGAAAGGATGTACTCGATGATGGTGACCTGAGCGGCTTTATCGCCAAAATGTCCGCTGCGTTCGGTAAGGATTTTCAGACTCTTGATGCCACGCTGACGGCGCTCGCTGGTCTGGCTACTGGTGCAGATAAACTTCCGTATTTCACGGGGAATGATACAGCCGGACAGACAGATCTTACTTCTGTTGGGCGCGACATCATCGGAAAAGCCAGTATTGCGGATATTCTCACATACCTCGGTTTAGGCGAAACGATAAATCTGGCAAAAAATGCCGTCCCGGCGACACGGCGGGTTAACAGTAAACCACTGACCGGTGATATCACTTTGTGGGCGTCAGATGTGGGGGCCATTTCCGCCGATGCTGTTGGAGAAATTACCGATAACGGCACAATGGCATCAGCTAATGCACCCGGATGGTGGAAGGTGGCGGTGTCGAATTCTGATACGGTCGTTGATTTTCCCACCTATCCGGGTGGCAGCAAGTTGTACAGCTATGGATATCTGTTTGTTGAGAAAATCGGAGACGTCTGGTTTCAGCATTATTATGCCCATATTGGCGCGAACGCAAAGCGCCAGGACTGGGGAACTGTACCGAATACCAGTCGCCCGTGGGTTATTGACTACAACACCGCAAATAAACCGTCAGCCAGTGATGTGGGTGCATTGCCGATTACCGGAGGGCGTCTTAACGGTCCGCTAAGCATTGGTACTGATAATGCGCTGGGCGGCAATTCGATCGTTCTTGGTGATAATGACACTGGTTTTAAACAGAACGGCGATGGGATACTGGATACGTTTGCGAATAGCCAGCACACCGTTCGTGTCGCTCCCGGTGAAATGCAGGTTCTGGGAGCCATTCGCGCAGGCGATGCCAAACGAATGACCATGACTAGCTCAAATAACTCCGTGCTGAATGCTCAATTTCATTTGTGGGGTGACGGAAATCGACCAACGGTTATTGAGCTGGATGACGACCAGGGATGGCATTTATACAGCCAGCGTAATACCGATGGCAGTATTCAGTTTGTTGTTAATGGACAAGTTATTCCGGATAATTACGGTAATTTCGACGCCCGTTATTTAACATCAGGAAACGTATATACAAAAGGCGAATCAGATAATCGTTATGTCCAAAATATCCAGCGCGGTGCTCCTGTATGGCCTGGCAAAGTAGATGAATATGGACCAGCAGAAGCGCCTGCTGGTTGCTTTTTAACACAGGCCAGACATGACCCAACAACAGCATACGGTGTGACATTTGCGTATAGACCGCTACAAATGTGGGTGGGTAATGGCTGGCGTACAATTAATGGATAATTTAGGTGAATATAATGGAATTAAAAAACGTAACCAGATACATTCCTGATGACCCGGATTATGATAACAGCTTTCTGTATTTTCGTAGTGAAGATGGTCAGGATTTTTATGAGTCGCTGAGTAAATTCACGAAAAAATATAAGTTGTGCATTGATTCTGAAAATATAATCCGTTCCGTATCAGAAGATGTGTCGCGACTCTATCCGGCTGGCTTTTCAGTTGTTGAGGTCAATAAACTACCAGCCGGATTTAATATCTATGGCGACTGGAAATATTCGAACGGCACTGTTCTGGCTGTTCCCGTTGACTATCAGGCTAAGGCCGAAACCACCCGACAGAAACTACTGGATGCCGCTAACAGCACCATTGCCGACTGGCGAACCGAACTGGCGTTGGGTGAAATCGGTGACGACGATAAGGACAGCCTGACTAAATGGATGGCGTATATCAGGGCGCTTAAAACGCTGGATTTGAGCGGCGTGAAAGACTCAGCCACCTTCACGGAAATCAGGTGGCCTGAATTACCACAATAACGACTACTACTGACTTGCTAGTTTTTAGGTGTTAATTCGGTTCAGGTATCTGTACGAAGTCACTAAGATATAAGTAAATTTTCTTTAGAAAAGAAAAAACTACTGTACTTATTATTTACTTTTAAACTAAATATTTACTTAACAATCAAGAGATATTCAAGGAAAACTTTCTTTTCTGCTTTATCCTGATAAAAGGATTGCGGTAAAAGTTAAGGATGAAGCATAGCTATCAATTATGTGAGTGATATTATGAATAAACTTAACAGTGTATTGTTAGCGCTGGTTTTTGCCATATCAGTCATAACATTTTCTTCATCTGCAATGGCCACTGAAAGCGGTAATAAAGGATTCCCAGGTATTTCGTTTCCGTGGTGTAAAATCTGGCCGCCAGATACATTAATCCCAGAACTACCATGGGATAAAATATGCTGGTAAACGAAATAACTTTTTATTAACCAAATGGATTAATTACCGCGTAAGCAAGTGATTTTGTGATATATGGATAATTAAATTGTCACGGTAACGACTACTGACTGGCTGGCTTATCCGGCCAGTCAGAATTTGAGGTATCCACCCGGTTTACCATGGAGAGGGTACTGATTGT